ATTTAACGAAGCTATGGTCTTTAGTTTTCACTATTGTTCACTGCTGGTTTTACGGCTCCTGGCTGTCCGTTTTCACGTACAATCAGTATTAATTGCCTACCCGGAACCGAATATATAACTTGTATTAAACCACTGGATTTCTCCTTTTGTTTTCTAAACTAACTTTATCTTCGGATATTTTATTTGCTAATATAGCTTTCTCTCTTATCTTCATTGTGTAAAACTATGTCAAGTCTTAATTCCAATAATTTTCAAATAAATACTTCTAAGGGTGCCGGTGAGGAGGTGCAAGTTCAAGAACAAGTCACTAACGTCTTCTTTGCTGAAGAGCGTGAAGTTTCTTCGTCTAAAGTTTTTGCCTCTGAGCCCACTTTTTCTTCTTCTTATGTTGATACTGTCAACATGCCTGAACAAAAATGGCTTCTTTCTGAAATTCTTACTCGTCCTGTTCAACTTCCTACTGTTGAATGGTCTACTGCTACTGCTGCTAAAAATATTATCGCTTCTTTCGACATTCCGCGTTCTATTTACAATCTTACTATTGTTCCTATCACTGTACTACTCAGCATGATGTCTTATCTTCGTGCTGATTGGACTCTTCGTCTTCAACTAAATTCTCCTAAATTTTCACAAGGGAGATTACTTGTTTATTTCGATCCTCTTAATAATCGTCCTTTTGCTTCTGGTGGCAGTTCCAATAATTGTATGTCTTTTTATAATTTAATGGTGCTTCCTCACGTTTGGTTGGATCCTTCCGACTCAAAAGTTGTGGAATTAGTTATTCCGTATCGTCATTTTCTTGATTATTTTCGACTTAATTATTCATCTGTTAATTCCCAAGATCCTCGTGAAAATTCTCTTGGGCGTGTTCATTTTATTGTATTTAACCCACTAGAGGTTTCTACTGGTACTTCAACATCTGTTTTCGTTACTCCATCAATTTATGCTCAAAATCCCAGTGTTCATGTTCCCACAGCTCAACACGATATGGAAACTCCTTTGTTTTCTGTTCGTGAGTGTGGTTTGACCGACGTTATTGGTGCCGCAACTGATACTTTTAAAGCTGGTGCTGCTATTGCTTCTGGCTCTCCTACTATGGTTAGTTCTACTTTGAAGGCCGTTGGCAGTGTAACTAAAGTTTTACAAGATCTTGATCGCCCTCTTTCTGTTGGTGAAGTCATTTTACCTTGTAATCGTATGCTTGCTCCTTTTTCTCATGGTTCTGGTGTTGATTCTTCTATTAGATTGTCTCTTCTTGAAGGTTCTCAAACCCAAACTCCATCTGAAATAGCTGGTGATGCTCATAAAGAATCTGATCTTTCTCCGATACTCAAAATTCCTACTGTAATTTCTATTCAGGATTGGTCCTCTACACAAGGTTCCGATACACCTTTGTTTCTTTTACCTGTTACTCCTAATTATCACATACAAGAAGCTTATTCCTCAACCACCTATATTGGCTCTTTCTCCAACCTTGGAGCTTGGGCATCTCGATTTAAATACTGGCGGGGTGGTATTCGTTTTATTTTTGATTTTGTTTCTACGCAATTTCATGCTGGCCGTCTCCGTGCTTCTTTCTTTCCTAATCAATTCTTTGGTCTCTTAGCTGATGCTCCTAGTTCTGCTGCTGGCACTTCTGTTCCTAACATGATAATGGATTTACAAGCTAAGAAAGAGTTCGAGTTCGTTGTGCCTTGGTACAGTGGAACTCCTTATCGTAAATGTACACATCCGTATGATGCTACGCAAGAAATCAATCAACACTTTCGCAGTAATAATTATGGCGTCTCTGGCACTGTAGTTATTTATGTTCTTAATCCATTAATCGTCAACAATAATGCTCCTGCTGCCATTCACATCAATGTTCTCATGTCTGGGGCTGATGATTTTGAATTATTTGGTCCCTGTCCCCCTCAACCAGAGCTGGTGAATCCTGTTCTTAAAACTATTCCTTTTGTTATTAATCCATCAGATGACAATTTAGAAGAAGTTATTGAATGTGGTTTGACACAAGTCCCTGGTGATGTCATTGAAGGTGAGGATATGATTCTTAAACCTGTTGCTAACATTCTTTCACATGGTTCTGGAATCGTAAAATCTCCCTCAATGTATCAGGCTGGTGAGTCTCATATGAATATTAAAAATCTTATTCGTCGTTTTGGCTTTCTTGCTCAATTTGGTTTACCAAATCCAATGGTCATAGCTCCTGCTTGTGTTCGTATACGTATTCCTCAGAATCCAACTCTTACATTTAATACAAATTCTTCTACTGATAATAGACCCCTTAATTTATTCACTTTTGTAAATACTATGTTTGCAATGTGGAGAGGCTCTATTCGTTATAAATTTGTTTCTCCTGTATCTAAAAATGCCCAATTACTTGTTTATTCTTACCATAATTTGCTAGGTTCATCAACTGCTATCATCAATGGAGTCATTCAATTTCCTTTCTTTGCTTTTTCCTATGGTTCCGCTGTTAATAATTTTTCTCATACTCCAGCTTTCGAGTTGGAAACACCGTTTGTTTCAGGATTTACTAATTTGGTTACTTATAACCCTAAAGGTTTATTATCTTCAAGATTCTACTCTGTCTCTAGTCTCGATCTTATTTGTTCTTCTACTGCTGATGCTGTTTTTCCTGTTGTTGCTGGTTCATACATCGACTGCTTTGTCGGTGCCGGCGATGATTTCGTTCTTCACTACTATCTAGGTCCGTTAATATTTGTTTGTCCAGGTCTTAATTTTCCCATCGTGTGAAGACCAGAGGTAAAATCGTAACTTTCAAAATTTATTATCTGGTGATTGAGTGTCTGTATCTTGTGCGCATTTTACAACACAACACATTACTTTGGTTTTAAATCTAGATCGTTACTTTTGAGCTTTACTGGATTAATCTGCTCTGAGTTGGTAAGGGGTGGAGTTTAATTATACTCCTTATGCTTTTAGCGCCCTAGCCCATCCAGCCACACTGGTAGCTGCCAGGTGCGAACACTTATGGCTTCTTCTTTTTCTTATAGTTCTGCTGTGGAAAACGAAGCCAACTCTCCTTGTGACTTTGTCACGAGATTTGGCTTAGAGAACCCCTTAGGTCGAGTGATGAGACCTGAAGAGGTAAGGTGCTATAGGCACGCGAGGCAAGAGCTCCGCAATACGCTTGCGCGAGCGATCGCATGGTCAGGAGAAGTTCCTCGGAACCATCCGGACTACATGACGATGAACGACATCAACCAACGTTTACGAGCCATTTTCCTTAAAATTCCATCATATGAGGAAGTGACTGAAGCAGGTTTTACTGAGTTTTTATTCGGTAAAGAGCGTACTGCTAAAGTAGACGAGACCCTTGATAATGTCAATAAATTATCTCATTTTGCCACAACTTGCTTACAAGCTTTTAATGGTAAAACTACTGAAGATTTAAATGACATGACCGAGGAGGAACGTGACGCTACATTTCCACCCACACCTACAAGTTTTGCTGAAGAACATTTCCCAAACATCTTAATGAATGGACCTAAGACTTTCATGCATACCATGAACAATCTTAGTATCAAATTAGCAATTTCCGCAAAACTCTTTATATCTTGCCCCACGTGGCTCGATAAATTTCTTTGCGTTGTTATGATGTATATAGATATCACCGGTTTTAAAATCGCTCTTACAGATCTTTTGAACGCTTTACGCACTCTTTTTAAGAGAGCTTGGGCCCATCATTCTTTCGACACGATGCGTTACCCAGACATAGATTACACCAAATTTCCAAGACCCCAATACCAATGGGCAGACCCACCCCCAACCTCCGAACCTGCTGAGACCCAAGATCCGAATCAGGAAGTCCCTTATGAGGAAGCCACTGAAACTGGCGCCACAGAAGTGATTTCAGCTATCGTTATGATAGGAGGGTTCCTTACATATGGGAAAATGCCCGATAAAAGCTCAACTGCCAAAGTCATCGGTAGTTTAGCAACTAAACTTCAAAACATTGGAAAAATGTCAAATGGAGTTCATGGCGGAATTAAATTATACCAAACACTTGTGTTAGGTGTTAATGAAGCTATGGATAAATTTGTAGATCTTATCTGTCCTGAAAAGAGTTCTCTCCGAATTCTCGACGAGAATAAAGAACGTATATCCGCTTGGATGGACAGAGTTAATCAACTAGACCGAGAAGACACTTTTATACGTCTTACATGTGACCCTGCACTACATACTGAAATTGGACGCCTTCGCGACCAAGCTGATGAATATAGTGCTATATATCAAAAATTAGACTATCGACCTCTTAACATCTCTGCTCTCTTTATGAAAGCTGTCAATGCTATAATCCGTATCTCAAACAAAGCCACTCACATATCACTAAATATCGGGTGTAGACCTGATCCCTTTTGTGTTTATTTGTATGGCGAACCTGGCGTTGGTAAATCATTCATTTCTACCGAACTCATACATGAGGTTGCCGATAAATTTAATGTTCCAAAATTCCGTAGAATGTACCCACGTTCCATGGATGAAAAATTTTGGTCCGATTATTCTCAACAATTTGCAGTCGTAATAGACGATTTTGGACAACTTCGCGACCCTACACAATTCGATCCGTATGCTGAATTCATTGCTATTAAAAGTCCTGTTCCTAAAACAGTACAAATGGCAGAAGTTTCAGAAAAAGGCCGACAATTCACCTCACAAATGATTTCGATCTCATCTAACATCGCATATCCTAATCCAAACTCAATTCAAGACCGTAAAGCTCTCTGGCGTCGTCGTGATGCCTTAATTGAAGTAGTGAAACAATCACAGGTTTTACTTACCAAAATTAAGATTGGCTCGACTGACCACTTAAAATTCCGCTTTCTTTCTCCTGTAGAAGAAGGTAAGGCTTTAAGTGAATTTATGGATTATGCAACACTCAAACAACGCGTAATCGAAATGGCTACTGAACATCTGGAACGACAGAAGGAAGTTGCTGCTTATCTCAATCGGCGCGATTTCATTCCTACTAAGGAATGCGGCGATTCTGAAGATGAAGAAGAACTTTTTGATGAGCTCGAATCAACACGCGAATTGCTTCTAAAAGTTCTTAGTGGAGCTGAACGAGGTTTCAGTTCTGGAGAACGCTTTGTACGTATATCTGCCACATCACATCCGTGGTATAGTACACGCGGGAAGTATTCACACACACACACAGATTGGGCTCTTTATAAAGACTTTATGGCAGACCTAAGCACATCTTTAGCTCGCCAATATTCAGCTTTGAATAGCCCGACAAATCCAACAGCTCACGACTATACACCAATGTACGTAGGTTTTGATGATTTCGGTTTGTTAAACCTGCCTCCTTGGTGGCTTACTAGCCGAAATCACTGGAAAGTACCGACCGCATATCCTCCAACACAAGAATGTGGTTTTGAATTTTTAAGACACAAATCTAACAAAATCTTTCGGTATTGCAATCCTTTTACTGATCGCTCCACAGATGACATAATTGAATGTATTTCAAATATATTCAAATATGACATGTGTGATGGTTATTATTTTCGAGGAACACCAGTGCAATTTGCCGTAGAAGAATGTGGATTAGATGATCCGATCATTACTGACATCGACATTAACATTCCTGAGTTTCGCACACCACTTATGTATAAACAAATTCCGAAAACTGAACCTGTCGTACCTATAACTATCTATGACATGCCATCAACATCAACTGCCCCTCCACCCGCAGCTAAATACCAACCCGATCCTCCAACTATGGAAGAGCTTCGCGAGAAGTTCAACAAAAGTAGGAGAGAGTTCGAAGAAAGTATGGGTTGTTTGATGACATGTGATCGATGTGAAGAATTTACTTGCATATCTGAGTGTGCAATGGAATTTACCGAACTCGTCCAACTTAACACCTCGTGGGCTGAATACCTTGATATGCTTATTCAATCAAAGCGTACCATGGGAGGATCCCCTATTTGCATAAGATGCAGTGGCATTCTTTTCGAAGAAAGGCGTAGTGCTACCATAATAACATATGAGAGCCTGCTTACTAAATTGAGAAATAATGTCGCTGATTTCATGAAGAAACATCCAACGATTGTGAAAGTTATAGCCATCACTGGTGCTGTTGCAAGTGCCTTTGCTGTATATAAGCTTTGGGCAACTTTCTCTGATGAAGAAGAATTCGATCAGGAAGAAGTTGAACAAGAACGTATCTATAAAATTCCCAACTATGGACAAAAACATAAAGTCCAAGAACATGGTAAGGAATATTATAGAGGTGAGACGAAAAGAGCCGCTAGAAAACCTGCTGCACGAGTACTAGTAACTGAACGAGGTTGCGATCCGAATGCTGAACAGATAATGGATAATCGAATTATGCCATCTATGGTTCGATTTGAGAGAGTTGTTGAGTTAGACGGTGATTTGCATCGAGTGTACCATCAGAATGCATTTCAGATTGTTGGCAAACTGTTCTTAGTGAATGCCCATGCCTTGATGAAATTTGAGGAAGGGGACTTTGTTAGAATAAGAGCTCGTTCTGGAGTGGAATATGTGATTGCTTTTCGTGCTGAAGATTGCGCCTACTCAAAAGAAGGCGATATAGCAATATATAATGCTGGCCCTAGCGTACCATCTGCGAAAGACAGCACCGGTCTAGTCTGCCTGGAAAAAGACTTATCTTATCTGAATAATTTCTCTTCGAACACTGTCCAACTTGATACAGAACTGCGAAATTACTACTACTACGCTGATCTTAAAGCACACGACGTTACTAAATCAGTTCCTTATTTAGATAAATCAAAAATCATCCTGCGAAAAGCCTGGACTGCACGAGTGAGTGTGGAGAAAGGTGAATGTGGAGGTATTAGTGTAGCCTTAGTGCCACAATGTCCTAGAAAAATCGTAGGAATAGTGAGTGCTACTTTTAACAATCGACCACAAGGATTGTTCCAAATTGTAACACAAGAGCTATTACAACCCCTACTAGATAAATTCCCACAACAAATTGTTGATGAGGGCTTAAACGCCAAATCAGAACTACTTAAGATAACAACAGTAGAAGTTCGAGAAAGCGGTTTAGAACTCGGAAACATTGAAGTTTTGGAGAATTATAAGATAAAGAACGCAACTAATGCGCGGGGTACTAGAATTCGAAAATCACCACTTTTCGATCTTTTCCCACATCAAACGGAACCCGCTGTATTACATGCAAAAGACCCTAGGATGGAAACACCTTTGGACCCACTAATAACCGGGGTTCGAAAATATGGATCATACCACAAACCACTACCACCACGACAGTTGCAAATGGCATATGATTCACTTGAGCAGGAGATGCTCATGTTCGAACCTTTAAGGCCGAAAGTTGGTGCACTCTCGGTAGAAGACGCTATAAATGGTCTTCCAATTATGCACTACGACAGAATAGATATGAAATCTTCCCCAGGGGTTCCATATGTATACTCTCGTCCACCCAACGAAAGCGGAAAGGCCTACCTTTTTGATATTGATGAAGACGGGCATGCTGAAATAAAGAGCAAACTTCTTGCTAATGAGATCGAAGCACGTCTGAAATATTATAAAGTAGGTAAGCGCTATCCTTCAGTGTGGACCAATTGTTTAAAAGACGAAAGGCGCAGTCTTGAAAAGATTCGTACTGGCAATACGAGAACTTTCATGATGGCTCCCGTCGATTTTACGATTGTATGTAGAATGTATTTTCTCGATCTTTGTGCCTCTATCATCAATAATCGAGTACATTCTTTCCATGCCGTTGGCATAAATGCAGATAGTAGTGAATGGACTCTCCTCTTCATGACTCTGCAGCGCATTTCCGAATACGGATTTGATGGAGATTATAAAAACTGGGACGGCTTTTTGTTTGCCATCGTTATGAATTACTTCGGTGATGTAGCTAACGCATGGTACAACGATGGTCCGGAAGCTGCTTTGGTAAGAAGGGCTATTCTAGATGAAACCATCCATACCTACTCAGTGATTAAAGGATTCATAATTCGCAAGAATCATGGAGCACCTTCGGGTGTACCTTTTACTGCCATCATCAACTCTTTTGGCAACTCACTGATCATACGGACTGGTTATCTATGTATAGCATTAGATGCCAAGCGGCTAGGACAAACAACACAAGCGTACTGTAATATGAACGCATATAGAACTAACGTTAAAGAAATCACTTTCGGCGACGATAATATAAATGCTATTACTATGCCAGTACTAGAGTTTTTTAACCAACATACCTATGCCGAGTGGCTTAGTCGTTTTGGGATTCAGTACACAGATGCTGATAAAACTCTGAAAGATCCACCTCCATACAAGAAAATCTTGGAATGTCACTTCTTAAAGCGCGGCTTTGTACGAGACGACCGGTTTCCTTCACGAATACGAGCACCCATTGAGATGAAAACGATACAAGAACTCATCAATTGGGTAACAGACACGTTAGACCCTGAAGAACAACTCGAACTCAACTATATCGATGCGCTGAGATTCCTCTTCCACTATGGTAAAGAAGTCTTTAATAACTTCCGAAAGGTTGTAGACTCTGGAATGAAAGATCTAGGTATGCTTCCACCAGCAATTACCTATGAATATTTCCAGGAGGAGTTCGACGACACTTTTATTTAGCTCAACCCTATAGATTTTTCCCTTTTCTTTTATAGATTCCGTTAGATAGTATTTGTAATAGATCGATTGATTGGCATGCTAGACATGAATCTCGGTCCTTTCAAACTTTTTCTGTTTCACAGTACATAACCCTTAGATCGTTGTCTTTGGGCTTCTTCTCGCACTACCTAGGTGCGTATATGCAAAATTTTCAATTTTCTTCTTTAGATTGCAT